TATATTTTTCCGAACCTATTGCATTGCCGAACCATATGTGCTATACTATAATCACGGTAAGGGGATACCAAACCGAATTTCAATGAAATGGTAGGTAAATGAAAATGAAATTAGTCAAAATGTGGCAACTCTTTGCAAAACCACATGAAGAAATTACAGCTTGTTACGCAAAAATTCTTAGCAATTATAAACCGCTTAAATGTAGGTGTATGGTGGTAAGGTATGGTGAGAATGATATTATGCTTTATCATAGTCCAAAAGAATGTGTTTGCGCTGATGATGGTGCTGACTACAACGTGAAAAACGTTACAATGATGACGGAAGATGATAACTACTTCATTATTTACGTTGAAGTGAAATAATATAATAGGTTGGGGCGGGTGGGAATAACGAAAGGACGAAAAAATGATTTATTTTGTAAATGCGCAAAAGCACAAAGAACGGATTGAATACGATGATATTGCAAATCGTGTTTTTGGCAAAAAAGAATTGCCTGTTGATTTGAACGACATAGCACGCGAGATTGTCAACGCGAAATGGGAAACATTTTACGCAACGACAGATGACAAGCGGTCGGCGGTATACAAAGTTGGTAAACCGCAAGATGCGGCATGTAATTTGATTTTGGCGTTGACAGAAGTAACAACATTACATTATGCCGCTGTCAACTCTTTTGCCCGCGGTTATGTATCACGAAAACTACTTGGCATAATCGTACCGTATAATGGGCGATACGGGGTGGGGTATAAATGGTTTACAACCTGTCCGCACTCCACACAGTATAAACTCGTATCATATCTTGTATTTTGAAATCCTTCTGACGAGCCTTGCGGGAACAAGGCGAAACGCGCTGTTAAACAGCGCGTCAAGGAAACCGAAAAAATACAATAAATGGTTTTCTAAGAAAGGAAAAATTTATGAACGAAATTATTGCAACCAACACAAAGAAAACGGAGATACTTGATGGTATCAACACAGCAACCGCGTCAATATACAGTTCGTTTGTTGCGGAAACCAACAACGATAAAGCGAAATTGTATAACGCATTGAATTCACCCGAAGTCCGAATTGCCGATCATATTGGCAAGGAAATTAATGTAAAAGATGTTATAATTGAGCCTGTTGAGATAGTTGACGAAAAAACAGGCGACGTGCGTACAGCGCCGCGCGTAACGCTAATTGATGTAAACGGTCATACCTATACCGCAACGTCATACGGAATATATAATTCGTTGAAACGAATTTTCGGGCTGTACGGTTCGCCGACTTGGGAAGATGGTATACCCGTACGCGTGCGCCAGATAACAAATGGTGCGAATCGAATTTTCACTTTGGATATTGTTACAAAATAATATCTAAAACAGGGAATACAATATATTAAGAAAATGGTTCACGCACTATAACCGATGATTTATAGTGCGTGAAAATTAAAAAAGGGTGTGATATAATGACAAAGCAGGATGAGCTGTTGCGAAAAGCGGTAAAAAACTATAATGCAAAAATAAAGCGGTTGGAAAAGAAGGCTCAACTGTCAGCGGAATATATTCCTATTCCGCAAAAAGTATATGTTTCAAAAATTAAAAGTAGCGGCGGAAACATTGAAAGTATAATTTCGGAGTTGCAAGCATTTACAGCAAAGCCGAAAGTCGCTGTTGATTCCGAATTAAAGAAAATGGTAAAAGCCTACAACGAAAAAGCAAAAAGGTTTGAAAAGCGGGGTTTTAAAGTCGATAAATTATCATATTCAAAATTGAAAGATAGTCCCGATGTTGCAGATACAAAGGCTGTAATAAAAGAGTTTATGGAAGGAGGATATAAAACAGTAAAAACGGAAAAAGGGGTTGAATTGCCCGATGCAATATATCGAAAAGCGAAAAAACAATTGCAAATTATAAACGAACGCCGCGCAATGCAACGCGCGAAGGTGGGAGAAATTGAGCGGGGTAATTTGGCGCAAATGGGGCGAATGCGCGATGTTAATTTGTTGCCGAAAAAAGATATAGATGAAATTAGTATGCGTGACATGCCCTCATACTTGCGTTCGCTTGATACACAAACTCAACCGAATTACCTTGAAAAAAAGAATTTGCAATATGTGAATAATTATATTTCAATGCTAAATAATTTATTTGATAGCAACGACCCGAGATTGAAAGAAATAATAAACAAAATACATTCGATTAATATTGAAGATTTCATCAATGCAAGTTTAGGTTCGGATTATTTGTTTATTTTGTTTTATCGTGATCCCGTTGAGCGTGAAAGTCAAAGGGAAATTATTTACGATAATATTATGAGGTTATAAAATGTATGTTGCCGACTTTGAAACAACAACGAACGCGGATGATTGCCGCGTGTGGGCATGGGGATTATGTGAAATAGGCAATATCTCAAATTTTATTTATGGGAATGATATTTCAACATTTTTTGAAAAAGTGAAAGAATTATCAAAACAGCAAGAAACAATATACTTTCATAATTTGAAATTTGATGGAGAGTTTATAATTTATCATTTATTAAAAAATGGGTGGGGTCATATAACGAATGAAGATAAGCGGTCGAATACGTTTAAGACGCTTATAAGCGACAAAGGAATATTCTATTCTATTACAGTATATTTTAAGATTCTAAAAAAGAAAAATCACAAAATAACTTTTTTAGATTCTTTAAAGCTTTTGCCGTTTAAGGTGGCGGAAATTGCAAAAGCCTTTAATTTACCAATACAAAAAGAAGAAATTGACTATACGGCGGATCGTGAAATTGGGCATGAATTAACAATTGATGAGATACATTATTTGCGTAATGACTGTCAAATTGTGGCGCAAGCTTTAGAAATATTATTTCAGCAAGGTTTAACAAAGAATACAACGGCAAGCAACGCAATGACAAATTATAAGGAAATTATAACGAAAAAATGTTTTTCAAGGTGGTTTCCAGAACCTAATTACGATGCTGACGTTCGACAATGTTACAGAGGTGGTTTTACTTTTGCGAATCCCCGTTTTGTTAATAGGGTACTCGGAAAAGGTATTGTGTTAGATGTAAATTCTTTATATCCTTCCGTTATGTATTATTGCAATTTACCGTACGGAGAACCAATATATTATGATGGTAATTATGAAAAAGATGATTTATATGATTTATATGTTCAAATGATACGGTGCAATTTCAAATTAAAGAAAAATTGTATTCCTACAATTCAGCTAAAAAACAGCACTGCATTCAATCCAACTGAATATATAATTGATAGTAACGGTGAAGACGCTACATTATGTTTAACTTCCGTTGATATGGAATTGTTTCAAGCTCATTACAATATTTATAACATAGAATATATCGGTGGTTGGAAATGGAAAAGTTCAAATATAATGTTCCGTTCATATATAGATAAATGGTATGCTGTAAAAGAACAAGCAACGATTGAAGGTAATAAACCATTGAGAACTATTGCAAAATTGATGTTAAATTCCCTATACGGAAAATTCGGCATGAATCCGAATGTACGTTCAAAGATTCCTGTAATTGATCCGCTGAATGACAATGTACGATATTTATTCGGAGAATGGGAACAGCGCAAGCCGATTTATATTCCGATTGCGGCATTTATAACCGCATGGGCAAGATACAAAACAATTTCAAGCGCGCAAAAAGTGTTTCACCGTTTTTTATATGCCGATACTGATTCATTGCATTTATTAGGAAATGACATTCCCGAAGAATTGGAAATTGATGATGTAAAGCTTGGTGCATGGAAACACGAATCGAGTTTTACAAGAGCCAAATTTTTAAGAGCTAAAACATATATTGAAGAAATTGAAGGTAAACTAAATGTAACATGTGCAGGAATGCCCGCGAATTTGCATTCACAAGTTACTTTTGATAATTTTACGGAAGGAGCAAAGTACGGCGGAAAATTGCGACCTGTACATACAGCGGGCGGAATTGTGCTTGATGAAACCGAATTTACAGTGAGGAAGGGTTAAAAATTATGTACTATGAAATAGGGAAAGCCTTGAGTTATAATTGCTTATTTAATTTTATTGTGGGTATGCGCGGTGTAGGCAAAACATATGCTTTTAAACGATGGGCAATACAGGATTTTTTAAAAAATAAAAATGAGTTTATATACATTCGGCGGTATAAAACGGAGGTAACAGCGCAAAGGTTAAAATCGTTTTTTGATGATATACAACCAGAGTTCCCGAACGTCACATTTAAAGTGAAAGGAAATATGTTTTATATCAATGATGAGTATGCAGGACAGGCGCAAGCATTATCAACAGGCAAGATTCTAAAATCAATTCCTTTTCCGAAGGTAAACAAAATATGTTTTGATGAATTCATTCTTGATAAAGGCGTATATCACTATTTGCAGGATGAAGTAACCAACTTTTTAGAATTGTATTCAACAATTGCAAGATTGCGGGATGTTGTAGTTTTCTTTTTGTCCAATGCGTATACAATTTCTAATCCGTATTTTGACTATTTTAATATTGTGCCGCCGTACGGAAACAAAACGATAAAACGCATTAATAATGAAATATTGGTAGAGGTAATAAAGAACGAAGAATATACAAATGCGGCAATGAAAACGCGTTTCGGCTCAATTATAAACGGTACGGCATACGGCAGATATAATATGGAAAACGATTTTTTGAGGGATAATAAAAATTTCGTTCAAAAGAAAACTCCAACCGCGAAATATTATTTTACAATATTATATATGAATAATAATTACGGAATATGGGTAGATTATAAAGAAGGGTTAATTTTTGTATCCCGTGATATTGATGAAAGCTGTTTAATAAAATATGCGCTGACAAATTCGGATCTGCAACCCAATATGTTATTAGCGGTTCGAAAGTCAATATGTTTGCAGACTTTACGAAACATGTATAATGTCGGTGCTGTTCGGTATGAATCCGTAAAAATAAAAAATGAGTTTTCGAACGCGTTTAAATTAATACGCACTTGACAAAAATAAACCTATGTGCTACAATAATTTTGCGGGGAACATGTTTAAAATAACGTTGCGAGTTCAGACTGTAACGGGTGAAACCGACTGAACCGCTGAATAGGTCTTACAAACTAACGTTAAACAGTTCCCTTGCAATTATAGTAAAAAGGGGTATTTACATTTATGGAACAATGGATTCAGATTATATCAACATACGGGGTATCAATTGCGGCGATGATAGCACTTGCGGTTTACATTGTTAAAAAAGACAAAGAAAATCAAGCAGTTATCAACGAAATTATGAACGAACATAAAAGTGAGGTCAATGACCTTAGGAAGACAATTGAAAATAATACACTGATTGTGACAAAACTTTATGAGAGGTTGAGTAATGAAAAGTAGTGAGGATTTTGTAAAATATCTTTTCAAGCGTTTGCCGAAGAATAAACTATTGGCAGGCACTTATTATTGCGGCGTAACCGACAGTGAGATTGGAACCGTACCCGCTCATTATTTGATGGGTACAACGGGACAAAAAGCAACGCAATGGCGGCTTGATTATGCATATACTAAATATTATCAGTCAAATTACAGTAAAGCCGAGTTCGACAGTAAAACGCAAAAATGGATAACAGACAACTCATATTTGTATGACTGCAACGGATTGATTGATGCTTTTGTCGGACAGGATAACAACGCGGCGGGTAACTATACAAATTGGTGCGGTATCAAAGACGATGAGGCACTTGAGTACATTACCGAAAAAGGTGAGCTTGCGGCGGGTGCTTGTGTTTTTAAGCGCAACTCAAGCGGCAGAATTCACCATGTCGGGTATGTAGTCGGACAAAATGCAAGCGGAGTTCCGCTTATTATTGAGGCTAAATCGTTTGTAGATGGAATTATTATGTCTACTCTTAATGATGGGTGGAACGAATACGGCATTCCCAACAAAATACTTGTTTTTCCCGAAATTGAGCGAACACGATTTAGAGTAACAAGCCCGATGCAACGCGGCGAAAAATTTGAATTAATGCAAAGAGCCTTGTCTGCAAATGGATATGATGTCGGCAAGATTGATGGTAAATGGGGCCCGAAGTCACAGGCGGGATTTGATGAGATGCTGTCGGTAAACGGTAAAATGGCAAAAGTAAAAGTACAAATAAACGGTGTAACCGTGCTGAATGGAGAATACTAATATGAAACGTACTAAAGAAGAATTACTTCAATCTTTGAAGAGTTTTATCGGAGAGGATGAAAGCGAAAATGCAATAGCTTTTCTTGAGGATTTTTCCGACTCTTTCACTGATAATTCGGAAGAATTGATAGAAGTCACAAACAAATATAATTCACTTAAGAAACGATATAAAGAACGTTTTTTCGGCGAAGGTGATGACGACGAAAAGCTTGCAGAAGATGAAACCGAAGAGGAAAAAAAGGAAATTAAAATAAAAGATTTGTTTACGGAGGAATAAACATATGCCTACAAGACCTAAAAATTATGTATTGACAAATGTATCTAAAGATGTTATCAACGGAATTATAAACGAAGGTTTTTCAACAAACTATAAGAATTATATTCCGTTCACTGCAACGGATGCAGATTCTATTCGCGCAATTGGTAAAATTATTATGGATTCCCCTAATTTGCGCAATGCGTTCGCAACTGATCTTATCAACCGTATTATCCTTGTTACAGCAACAAGTAAAATGTATGAAAACCCGTGGGAACGACTTAAAAAGGGTGTTCTGTCATTGGGCGAAACCATTGAAGAGATTTTCGTAAATATTGCAAATGCGGAACTTTATAATCCGAATATTTCAAGCGAAACGGTTTTTAAGCGGCGCATTCCCGATATTCGCGCGGCATTTCATATTGTAAACTATCAAGTGAAATATCCTGCTACAATTTCAAATGAGGATTTGTCGGCGGCGTTTACAACTGAAAATGGGCTTTACTCTCTTATTGAGAAAATATATGAATCCCTTGCAAGCGCGAATAATTATGATGAATTTAATGTTATGAAATATCTGGTTGCGCTTAATATTGTAAACGGAAATATCAAGAGTATTTCAATCCCGTCACTTTCCAATGACGACAATATTAAATCGGTTGTAACACAAATTAAAGCAACTTCTAATAAAATGAAGTTTTTGACTGGAAATTATAATATTTCGGGGGTAAAAACTCATTCAAGGCATGAAGAACAAACCGTAATTGTAACCGCCGACTTTGATGCTGCGATGGATGTTAACGTTCTTGCGGCGGCGTTCAACATGGAAAAAGCAGAGTTTCTGTCAAAACGCTTGCTTGTCGATTCGTTCGGCGATATTGACATAAACCGCCTTGCGCAGTGTGCGCCCGAAACATGCGAAAATATTACATATGACGCTAACGGAAACGTAACTTCCGCAAGCCTTAAGGGTATTACAACGGAACAGCTTGTTGAATTGGGTGAAATCCCCGCCGTCATTATCGATGATGATTTTCTGCAAATATATGACCGACTTATTACAATGGAAGATATTAGAAATCCCGATGGATTGTATACTAATGCATTCCTTCATTGTTGGAAGATTATAAGTGTTTCGCCTTTTGCGCCTGCGGCAACTTTCAGCGACAGTGTGGCGGCGGTGAATGCTGTTACTATTTCGCCCGCAAGCGCAACGGTTGTTCCGAACAGCGAAATACAGTTTAACGCAAAAGTTAGCGGAACGGGATTCTTTAATAAAACTGTAAAATGGACGCTTAAGGGCGCGAATTCAAGTAAAACATATGTTGATGTTCGCGGAACGGTATTTATCGGTGCAGACGAAACCGCAACAACACTGACGCTTAATGCAGATTCGAACGAAAATCCGTCAAAGGGAGCAACCGCAACAATTACTGTTTACAAAGGTGAGTAAAACATTGTAACCGACATTTATGACGGTTGCAAAATTATCGTAACAATTACAAAGGGGGGGAAGGCGGGTAGTAGTTTACTATTGCCCGCCGTAAAACAATGTTAGCACCAAGCCCAAATTCAAAAATTCAATTATTTAATAATATAAACATTGATATTAATTATGAACACACACTTTATTTTGCGAGTGTATCCGCGCAAAATTCATTTTTTGCGCAATGGGTTGTATACAGCGCGGATAAAGCGATATATGTTCGAGAAAACGGAAGAATCCGATTGCCGTTTACAGCTGATACATTGATTGGTTGTAATTATTTACGTTATCAAAATACAGGGTATTTGAACCGTTGGTTTTATGCGTTTATAAAGAACATATTTTATATAAATGATAACACATGCGAAATAGAATTTGAAATAGATGTTATCCAGTCCTTTAAGCTGTATTGTGAAATTCCCGCATGTTGGATTGAGCGAAATCACGTTTATGAAGATTGGGTAGGGTCAAACCGTGTAGAGGAAAATATATCAATCGGTGAATACGTTGTTGACAGCGAAAGTAAAGCACCGTTCGGGAATAATTGGAGTGTTATAATGTATTCATCATTCAACCCCACAAATTATGAGGTTGCGGGCGGCGAGTTGGTAAAGGGGATGTATAGTGCGCTCGATAGAACGGAAATCGGCAAAATAAGTATTGCAAATGGAAGTGGTGTATGGGTAGTTGATGCAAGAGACAAAATAAAAGATATTGTAACAAATCACGCTGACAAAGTGGAAGGTGTAATATCAATTGTACTGGCACCGAGCGAATTTGAAGGCGGGTTACAAGACCTTTTATGGACAATAAAAAGAAATCCTAAATTTTTGGGAGTGAATGTAAATAACAATAAGCTTTTCACTGCTCCGTTTTATTGTCTTTATGTTTCAACAGGTTCGGAAGGTAAACTGTATGATTTTGATGATAGTACCACAGGTGACGGACTGGGAAGTATCACATTTAATATTGAAAGCGATTTAGCACCAACACAAAGTGTTAGTGCAATTCCGATAAATTATAAAGGAAGTTCAAAAAATTTCAGCGAAATGTGTATTATGACAGGGTTTCCGCAATGCGCATGGGTAAGTGATTCATTTAAAACATATCTTGCGGAAAATTCCGCCAATTTACTTTTATCAAGTGCCTTAGCAGTTGGTCAAATTGCGGGTGGTATTGCAATTGCGGGCGGTTCGGGCGGAGCGGCATTGCCGATTGGCGGCGGTATGATAGTAAGCGGTGCAACGTCAGTTGGGCATATTTTAGCAGATGTCGATAAAGCAAGCCGAATACCTCCGAAAGTGAGCGGTAATATTACTGGTACAGCACTTTTTACACTCGGAGAAAAAGTGTTTCATGGTTTTATATTACGCCCCCGTGATGACTATGTAAAAATTATTGATGGTTATTTTACACAATACGGTTATGCGATCCATAAGGTCGAAACTCCTGCAATACATAATAGGGAAAACTTTACTTTTATACAAACTAAAGGTTGCGTTGTTCGGGCAAGCGCAAGTAATGAATATGATGCTTGCAATGCCGCCGCAAGAGCGAAAATTGCGCAAATATTTGATAAAGGTATTACGTTTTGGGTTGATAATGCGAACGTTGGTAATTATAAAGTTCGCAATAAACCGTTGGAATAATGGAGGTTTAAAGTGATACGAAATAGTATGAGTATAACACAGCGTTTCCGAAAAGAGGCTGAACGCGAAAATATTGAATCGTATAATTTTTGGTTCAACCGTATAACGGAAATTGCAATGGCGGGTATTAAATATGAGAATTTGCCGCCGGAAATTGACGCAAGATTTATTGAATTGATATTGTGTTTTGACGGAAAAGCACTGTTTTATTACGATGAAGAGCTTGAACAATATGTTGTTTTACAGTTTTACAGTAGTTCAACATTTGATATATACCGCGAGCCGTTTAAGCGTGTAGCATTTTCGCCTGCTGTAAATTATCGTAACAAGAACTTAAGCAATGAAAATTCAGTTATAATATGGAATAATTCTACACGCTCAAATGAAATTTTGGCCTTGCGCTCATACGCAAAACGCATTTCGGAATGTGAACGAATTATCGATGTTAATGTAAAAGGCCAAAAAACACCGAAAATTATATTGACTGAAGATAGTCAGCGGCTTACAATGGAGAATCTTTTCCGACAGTATGACGGCAATATTCCCTTTATATTTGGTACAAAAGGGTTAAGCACTTTATCGGAAATAAATGTTCTTGATGTTACAACCCCCTATATCGCCGATAAATTGCAGATACTAAAACGACAAATAATCAGTGAGGCCTTAACGTATTTCGGAATAGATAACGCCAATACCGATAAAAAAGAACGATTAGTTTCTGATGAAGTTACCGCGAATTTCGGCGGCGTTGAGATTGCCCGCTTAATGCGATTGAAGGCGCGCGAAGAAGCAGTAGCTAAAATCAATAAAATGTTTAACTTAAACATTAAAGTAAAGTTTGCTGAAATAGACCGAAAGAATGAGGAGGTTATAAAAAATGAGTAATTATACGTCACAATTACGATATATTTGCGAAGTACAAAGCGGATTCACGCCCGCCGAATTAAACGAAAAAACAATAGATGAAATTATTACAGCGGCGCAACCGAAAATATTTAATTTTAGGTTTCCGATATATGATGAATCATACCGCAATGTTTTAGAACATGAAATACTTTTTCATTTTTACATGCGTGAAATCGGTGCTGAAACATACGGACTGTTTAATTATTATCTTGCACGAAAACTCCGTGAAATTATGCCTTACTATAATCAACTTTATAAAAGTGCAATGTTGGAATTTAATCCGCTGAACGATGTTGATTATACGGAAGAGCACCACGGTTCACAAGGCGGCGAAAAAAATACTGTAAGCACAGGTAATTCATCTTCAACCGTGAACGCGGAAAGCACTCAAAATACAGTCGCCGACAATAATATAAACCGAAATAACACTGAAAATCAAAATATAATTGACAATGGAAAAGCAACGAGCACAGCAACAGCAACGGCGTCAACAACTGAAAATACAAACCGAAACACAAACGCTGAATCAAATATCAGCGGCATTGATACGGATGCTTACAGCGACACGCCGCAAACAAGTGTAAGCGGTGTTAACGGCATAAATGATAATTATTATTTAACAAATTATCGTAAAAAGTCAAATAATACCGCAAATAATAGTGAAACAAGGGAAAACGGAACAAATACCGCTGAAACAAGCAGTAATAATACAAGCAACGGAACAAATGAAAATAAGCGAAATTCCAGTACAACGCAAGATTTAAACGAAGAAAATCACGGCGAAACATACGGAAACGCAACAAGCCGAACGGAAAATACAGGTCGAACAACAGATAACGGAACAGAAAACTTCAATAATACTGATGAATATATAAACCATGTTATTGGAAAACGAAATTCCGCAACATATAGCGCAATGTTACTTGAGTTCCGAGAAACAATTATAAATATTAATAAAATGATATTCGATGAGCTTGAAGTGTGTTTCATGAATATATATTAATCGGAGGGTTATATAATGATTACTATAAAAAATAAAGAATTGGAAAAAGTTAATATTCCGCTTAATTCGGTTTATACTCCAGTCATTCCATGCGTGCTTGACGGTAATTTATCGTTTTTGGAAATGGTATGGAAACTATTGTATCACATAAATGTTATCGTGGATGCTGTAAACGCAAACCACGGTGACATTGAGGATCTTGCACAGGCTATAAATGATCTTATTGTTGATAAATTATCGGTTATGTGGGTTGAGGTTGATATTACAGCAAAGCCGCCAAAAGCGAATAAAACTTTCGCTGAAATTGCGGAGGGAATGCGAAAGGGAATTGTGTTTCTTACAGTAAAACAGAATGGTACAATAATTGCCGTTCCTGTATTGGCAGGCGATAACGTTATATCCTTTTACCTTGTTAATAATAAATATTCAACTACAATTGAAATTAAATCAGATGAAAGTGTTAATATTGAGGAGTATACCTTTGCCCCTGAAAACCGTTCGGTTCAGTTTTCCGAAGATGTTACTTTCAATAATATTGCTGATTTTAATAAGTTTACACAATTTCACGAAGCAACGAGATTTTATAAAATCATTACCGCTGACAGCGGAATTACCGTACCGACAGCAACAGCGGTGAGCGCACGCACATTTGCGGCAAATTTAGAATATGTCGGAAATGCTTGTTCGGAAACGTTGACGGCGGCGAAAAAATATACTGATACAAAATGCGGCGAAACGCTGACAGCGGCAAATACTTATACTGATACTGTATGCAGTAAAACACTTACGGCGGCGAAAACCTATGCAGATACACAGGATGAAACAACGCTTATAAGCGCAAAGACATATACCGACATGAAATTTGTACATGTAGGAGTTGTAAAAAATGCTGACGAATCGCTCACAGCCGATACTACATTTTCTATAATTTACCTTAATATAAAAAGGGGTGGAGTTGTTGATGTAAACTTTAGTTCAGTAAATAACCGTAATTCAACGTATATAATGCGAAATACGATAATCACGCCGACAAAGTTAACTTTTATCGGATATGACGAAACGGCAACAATTCATACTTGCACGATTGACAGTAATGATAATATTACATACGAATAATATATTTTAGTAAATTGGTAAAAATGGTTGCAAGATAAAATGAAGTGTGCTATAATAGCATTGTGCAAAGGGAAAAGTCTTTCAGCCAACATATTATTTTTTCTTGCCTCCTTAGTTTTAAGAGCGCAACAACCCCTGAAGTTTAGCAGTTCAGGGTTGTTGCGTTTTTTATTGGACTTTACTTATTTTAATCTATGTCTTTCATCGGCATCAATATTGCCTTTGAGAATAAATCTTGAATTTGTAAATAATTATAACCACCTCCAACGTTCTCAATTAAACGAATTTTAATAGTATCCCCATCGAAATATGATAATACCTCAAGTAGTAGTTTTCTATCAAATCGTGAAAATTTTGGGTCATTGGTTCTATCCATGCAAATCAACTCATGATAATTGCAGGGTTTATTTAACACTTCAAAAGCGTTATCTTGTCTGCATTCGCCTTGAACGGCGTTGCCGAAATTATCAATTTCAAACATAAGTCCCGCATTGATATATAATTCATCATTACAACGATAAATCCCAGTTTCTGCATCGTTCGAAACAGCGGTTGAAATATTGGATTCTAAAGCATACTTGCCTTGCACAAAGGTTACTTTTCCGCGCTCAATCTCAAAAAACGCGCCTGCTGAACCATACCTATCTATAGTGCCGCGCTTAAATTTACGGGCTTTAACAGCATTTTTTGAAATCAACCCCATAATCCGTGATTTATAAACTTTCATTTTATTGTTCCTCCTTCGTTGCAATCATGGTAATTTTCATTTTCTTTTTTCCTCCCGTATACTCTTTCACAACTTACATCAATTTCAGTTTTAAGTCGTTCACAATAATCAGATATAGTAACATATTCAGCCGTCCAAGCCTTATTTTCATCAGACCAAATTTCAATTGGTGCGGTAAAACAATGATTTGCTTTACTAAGTTTATATTTATTACCGTTGTAAAATGCGAACGGCACATAAACCCGAAAAACATGTTGTTTGTTTGTTTTGTTGAGTTTTACAGCAGATTTGTACAAAACAGCATTGTTAATTCCTGTTTTAGGTAAAATCTGCAAAACAGCATATTCCGCAGTTTCATAATCTTTATCATAAATAAATTCACAAAAGTATTCCGAATTGTCACCCTGCCAAACAAGTAAAAATGTTGACACTTTGTTGGGCTTGCCGAGTAAATTAAGTGTTTTGTTCATTCTATCACACCTCCCGCAAAAAGTAATGCTACAACACCTACCGCCGCACTTATAATTGTACAAAACAACATTTTTATGTTGTTATCGTCCGCGGTTATCGCGGTGTATAGACACATGCCGCACATGACAAATGCTGATAAAGCGATAAAGATATACAAAATGAATTTCATGGTTGCCCCCCCCTTAAAAATTGCCTTCCTGTTCAGCTATTTCATTAAGCAAATCTTTGATTTCATCATTTTCAAGTGTATCCCCTGTTGCCAAGATATATTCTACTATATCAACGAATAAAATAGGCATATTGTATGCAAAATCCGCCGATTCTAAGTTTCCTTGCGCGTCAATCCAAAAATAATTATTGCGTGGCGAAAAATCACCATGACAGCCCATGCACAATATATCTGTCGGAGAGCTACCATTTAAAATTTCATCCAACTCATAGATTGGATATATAATCTTGGCAAGTCGTTTTTTCGCTTTGCAATAATTGTTGTGTAAGGCAACCAATTTGTTTACGTCCATCTCAAATATACATTCTAAAATTTTTGCTTTTTTGTTGTTCATTTTGTTTTACCTACCATTTCATTGAAATTCGGTTTGGTATCCCCTTACCGTGATTATAGTATAGCACATATGGTTCGGCAATGCAATAGGTTCGGAAAAATATA